ACCGTCTTGCTCGATTGCTTGAAAGAAGAATGTCTCACCAAAAACCGTCTCGCTCCAAATCCTAGGACAAGCCGAATACAGTGTGATTCTCACCAGCTCGACATTATAGACACGCGAAAACACCCCAGCTGTGTGAGGTCTACTGAAAAAATCGTATGTTCCATCGTTATTATCCTGAATCGTCTCAAGCGTCTTCTCAAACTCATTAAATCTACCAAACCCGGTGTAGAGATACCTGGTTTCGTAGGTTGTTCCTTTTGCGTCTTTCCATTGGTCTGGAATGCGCTCACCCATGATTAGCTTCATTGATTATTCATACCGTGTTTGCGAAAACGATAGTACGCAGCTGATCGGGATTATCAATCGCCGACTGCATCTTGTCAACAGCTGCGAGAAGGGCCGTGTTGATTACGTTCCACTTGACAGGATCGTTCTCGTACTTGGTCGTGCGAGTACGGCCATCGGGAAAGGACTCGAACAGCTCTGCCTCAGAAGCACCCGTCAGCTCCATGTAGACGCGCAGCTGAATCTCATCATACAGAGGCGGCTCAGTCCACCAGCGAGTGCGCTCCTTTGCGTCAACCACTCGGTTGTGCTCGCTGACAAAGCCGTCCGTGCGTCCGTTCAGCTTGAACTTCTCGTAGGTCTTCTTGAAGGTCATCGTGTTGCGGTCCTTCACCTCAACTGCGTGAACGTTCTCATACGTGTTGAGTCCAGCGTTCTCATTCTGAATACCTCGCTGCTTTGCTACGGCACCACGAACCTCGCCCACCAAAACATCACGAACGGAGTCACTCAAGTCGCTGTAACGAAGCGCCAGAGCCGTTCGGGCTTGAGCCTCAACTCCCTCAAGAATCGGCGTAATGTTCTCAACACCCTTAGTGCTTCGTACCGCTCGTCCAACAATGTTCATGATGTCCTTGTTGCGAAGAATCTCATTCTTGAGCTTGTTGAACGGGCGTCGGTTCTCTGCTGACATAATTGCGTCCATTGCAACCTTGGTAGGAATGTGCTTGTAGAGCATGTCAAACATCACCTCATCGGGTGCTTGGTACTTGTGGAGGCCGCATAGTCCGGCAACCTTAGAGGCGGCGATATCAGGAAGGAACGACATTTTGATGAGGTTCACTTCCTCATAACTTCAGGTTCCATTTTAATGAAGGAAAAACAGCAAAACCGCAAAAACGATCGCATGCAGCAGGAGCCCTGTCTCTGTAGGAAGACCAGACCCATATGTGATGTGTCCGATACAAGGTGTGAGCAGCGCATCAGTGAGGCGGTAGAGCATAGGGTTTGACACAATGAAAAACAGCAGAGTGATCTTGAGGATGTGAATAATCTTATCCTTCATTAAGCCTTACGCAGAAAAACTCTTCTGCATGCGAATGATGGCATCAACCCAACCGGGCATTCCTTGAAGAACATTTGAGATCGCGATCGTTGAGCCAGACACAACTGTTGTATCAACCGTCGGTCCTTCACACACAATCACAATCGCTGCGATCAACAGACTCTTCTTTGACTTGGCGTCACCAGGACTCCAACGCAGGCAGTACATCTTGTACAGAACTTCAATCACATTTCTTGCTTGAGGCTGAGTCTGCTTGCGAATCGCATCCCAAAACAACCAGACCGGATGATGCGCATGAGAGTCTGGTACAAACTCATCACGACGAAGAGCGAACAGCAAAGGCTCCTTGGTCTGTTTTTTGTGTGCGCTACAGAGAGCAAACGTCCATGCCATCCAATACAGAGCCTTGGAGACATCACGAACATCAGCCCGAATGTGATAGCAGAATTCGTTGACGGGAACAGCTACAGACAAAGGGTCAGCGGGACGCAGAACCAGTTTGCCATACAATGAAGAAGGTGCTCGCAAATGTTCCTGAATTGTTACGGGGTCAAAGTCATGTAGAGGTTTGATTGTAGGAAGGCTTGGGAGTTTGTTCTTTCGACACAGAGCCAAAGCTGAAGCCACCTCGCAAATCATACGACGAACATCGATGTTATTGCGAATCGCAGTCATATTGCTAATCGTATATGCAGCTTCGACAGGAGCATACTTTTCATATGAGTCAGCCAAAAACAAAAAGACGTTTGGCTGAGCTCGGTTGATGTGAAGAGCTGCGGCGTCAAAGAAGGTAGACCAGAGACTATGAACGAGTCCAGAACAAAGAAGCTCCAATGACCAGTAACAAGCGTAATCCGCATGACCAAGTTGAATGTTCTGAATTAGAACCTTGGTCACGTGGGTACGTGGATGTCCGCAAAATGTTGTTTTTTGAAAGTCTGCTACACTACGAGGATCTGACACCTCCATTACGTAGGTGCCAAGCTTAGAGGGGCAGTTGGCTGAACGCGAGTGACAGCCTTGTATACGTAGAAGATGGCTGCGATCAAAGCAAAGACAATGATGAAGTTCAGAAGAATCTCAATCCAGTCTCCTCCGTTCACCATATCCTCTTGCTTCTTTTTGCGCTCGATGTTGATCTGATTCTTGATGTCACCTACCTGACGCTGAAACGCATCAACCGAATACTGCATGTCATCCTGAATTGAAAGCATCTTGTCCTTCACACTATTGACAAGACTGATGGTTGATCGTGTCTGGTTGCTCTGATTTGCGGCTATACTGTAGCGATTGACATACTGATTGACAATAGGCTGGGCTTCTGATTGAGCGATTCTGTTCTTCTCCTCGTTGATCCACGTGTCACCCTTCAGCAATGTATAGTAGGCTACACGAGCTTGATTATATGCATCGGGAGCCTGATCGCGAACATTCTCTGCGTCTTGAAGTGTCTTGAACGCTGTTTGGAGCTTAAGATCGGCGTCTATCTTAGCGTTTGCGATTGCCAGATCAGAGTTAAATCTGTTAATCTCGGCAAGGTAAATTTGACTGTTTGGCAATGCCGTGTAACTAACGATCTCTCTTGGCTGTTGATACATTGGAACGGACCGCAAAGGGACACGTATCTTTGTGTCACCGGTGTATACACAGTTTAGATTCTGACCGGTTGCAACCATTTGATAGTTCTTTGATGAAGGGCATTGGAGTACACAGGCAAAACCACTTGGTGCCGTCACGAATTCCGACGGACAGTTTCCCATTATCTAGTAGATAGATAGATTCCAACCGAGGCACCCACGCATAATGCGAAAAATCCAGCGATGGCTGCATAGGGACTCGGAACAACTAAAAAGCCAACCAAAGCAAGCAGAACACTAAACAGTGCGACCTGAATCACCTGAAGATTCTTAACAGTCACGATCTTTGCCTCGGGTAACTCGACAGGCTGTGTCTTGGAACGAATAGGCTTAATGGCATCCGACGTTGCCTTGAGCTGATTGGAAACTTGGTTAGCCGCGTTGAATGCTGCGTATTCGGTCCGAATCGCACCGTGTTGCTCTTCAATGACTCCCATTGTTTACTGGTTCGGAATAAACGCCTTGTAGGTAGCGAAGAACGGGGCGACAATGCGAGCATCGCGATTTGCTGCCATATCACGCCAACCAAGAAGAGTGGGAGCGGGAGACGTTCCCTTGCTTAGGTAAGGGGCGAGAGTAGCAGCCATGCGGACAAAGCGAGTGTGCTCCGACGCATCACCGACCATTGCACGACGAGCAGGAGGATTGACTTGACCGAATGGGGAAGTAGGCATTTTTGTTTATTACCAACAAGATAATGGCGGGACTCCCGAGTGATTTCGTGATACTCCTGAACGCATACAAAGACAATCTTGCTTCATATAGAGTTACAGGAAACACTGCCTACCAAACGGCCTACCAGAACGCACTTACGGGATTGAACCAGAAGCTTGCTCAAGTCGAGGCTGGAGTTCAGCAAGATTCTAATTATGTTCAAAACTTTATAACTCAGTATGCGAATGCAAATCCGAAGCTTCAGAGTCTACATCAATCCGCACAGGAGATTAAGCGGATTGGCCCAAAGCTTCAGGACCAGTACATTCAGACAAAGCAGCTGAATACGCCTGCGATTCAACCTGTCGATCACACACCACTATACATAAAGGGTGCTGTCATCATCGGGTTACTTGCCATTGCAGGGTTTGCTGCAGCACGTTGACCTCCTCTGAAGAGAATAACAAAAAACAGAAGAACGCATGAAATAAACAGACCAACGGCGTAACCGAAAAAGGCGTCATCAAAGCTGGCTTTCTGGTCATGGCGAATTCTACGAAGTGTCTCGATCTTATCGAGACTCGTAGCGAGATTATTAGAGTCATTTTGAATTCCAATCAATCTCTTAATGAGCTCGGCTCTGTATTTCTCTATGTTTGCAGATCCATCCTTCACATCTGCAACCTTCTGAAGCATCTGTGCAATCACATCAGACATCTGCTTATTCAAGCTCTCAATCTGAGCTGTAGAACTAGGGTCTCCACTCGCAATAAGGCGTTCGTAGTTTGCGTGGAGTGTTTGGTATCTCTGCTCCAACTCGTCCATTATTACTGAGTAACATTTACATCTTCAACGCAATACCTGTAGGCAATAGACCGACCAGCAGAAGGACTATGGCGAATCACTTCAATCACATCACCAGGAACAGCTCCAACCCACTTTGCCATCGGATCTTGCGAATCGATCCATGGAAGCTCCTCCTTGGGATCGCGAACCTTGAACTTTGCAAGAACCTTAACCTTCTCATCCTCTGTGAGAATACGATGAGGTACAGTGTCTCTATGCGTCGTATACCAAACAGCCGTCTGGAGCTGGAGGATATGGAAGAACTGAACCCGATCCTTCGCATAGGACTTGACTGTCTTCAATACATTCTCAGAAGCAGGCGACATGGCTATGATGATGATACCACCCGTGTGTCCGTTCTCCTTTGCAAAGGTACCGACGATATAGTCGATGTCCTGAGAGAGCATCTTGTCCTTCTGGCTGAAGCAGGTGAGAATTGAGCCGATTCGGTACAGCGTCACCTTCTCCATCTTCTTGTCATCCGTTGTCACGAGTTCGACATCTGTGGGAAGCTTGCGAAGCCCAAGCATCGTCTTAAGAGTGTCAAGTGCGATTTGCTCCATTGTGCTTTCTTCGTCTTACATTTTAGACGATTCGTTTTTTTCATGGTCTTGAACAATGAAGCACATTGTATGGTTTATCTTAGCCATCGTCGCCCTTGGGTTTGTTTGGACAATGTACTCAAAGGAGAAGTTTGAGGTCGCATTCTTCGATACAACACAGGAGAAAAAGAGGGCTGCTGTTGAGGATTCCTCGTATGCTCAGCAGACCAACCATGTTGAGCCCTCTCCCTATACTTCTGGACCCATTCCCGGTCAGGAGTCTCCGTTTCGCGTGAATCAGTTCAACGCGTATGTGACCTAAAGCTCAAGAACAACCTTGGTAGATGGTAGAGGGTCAGGCTTTGTTCCTTGTTCACGATGACGAACAACATCATCCCAGAAAGCCTTCAGTGCAGGCAGACGAGTAGGAAGCCACTCTGGATCCTTCGGAACAAAGTCCTTCTTGATCCCAGTCAGAATCCAATACAGAAACTGATGAGTCTCCATCAGAGGTGCCTGCCACTCGTGAATATCCATCTCATCGGGCTTGTAGTTCACCTTCTCATTCTCCACAGCAAAGGCTCCCTTGGTCTGTGTTGAGGACTCCCATTCTGAATAGAACACCTGCTTGAAACGAAACTCGGCATACTCGCACTCATCAATGCCCGTACACTCCATTTGCATCTGCATTTGGTGTATGTAGGCATCCGGAATTGCGGGCTTCTCTACACGGCTCATCGGGCACTTGAACTCAACCAGACGTCCATATCGCAAAGGGTCTGACTCGTCATTTGGAACAATCAAACCATCTGGTGAAGCTCCGAGAAATGAATGGATTGGGTGAGTACAGCACCCAACATCAATCACTTTGCAATTCGTCGTCTTCTCAAAGATTCGCTTTGCTACTGGCTCAAAGCGAGTTCCCCAAATCAGAGGCGCAATTGAATTCGAACCGCTGGAACTAACCGGGGGTTCAAGCTTCTTCAACAGAAGCTCAAGGCGGCTCGCATCAGACAACCAAACCTTCGTGACCTCCGATGCAGTAATCATCGTGCCGCGCTTGTTGTGCCACGCATCTGTTCGCTGATCTTGATTTCCGTAGAGACGAATGGTTCGCTCAAACATTCGATCACGCAACCAGAGTCGTCCAACTGTCGACTTCATGAGGTCGTGTGTTAGCAGAATCATTTGCTTCTTCAATTGTCGGTATGACAACTGAGGCTGAAGCTTCCGACAAAGGATTATAAACTGGCGAATTCTGATGTTGAGATGTGTATACGGTCGGTTCTCCAGAAGCCATTTTGACAGGGCATCCTCCATTACCTTCCTCTGTCTTACACTCCGAAAGTTCGTTTTCTTTGCGTGCCACAAGGCGATTTTCAATTTCATCTTGGGTTAGCTTCTGAAATCCTTTTGTGTCCTCAAACATATCCTCAACCAACTTCTTGAACTCGGTCTCATGTGCCTCGATCTTGTCAAGAGCTGCACCTGACTCCTCAATCACGGGCTGGACATCTCCCTCCTTGAACTCGGGATCGGGGAGGGGAGACATATCGCGAACCATCTCCAAGAATGAGTCGTATTCCTTATTGCCGGTGATAGACACATTGTTACCGGAAAACTTCCTCTTCATCATGTATAACGCCAGATCTACTGGGTCACTAGCGTCCATTATCTTTACACTACAGTCCCACTTTAAGCGAGATAACCGCAGTAAGAATACAAAAATGGAGGTCATTCAGAATCGCGATCACTGGGTTCTCCACCGTCTTGAAGCATTCTACTCAAAGGCCGAAAATCTCAACCGTGTCAAGTCTATTTTGTCAGGAGAATCTCGCATCAGTCTTCGTCTTTTGGATTGGCTTGTGACCAACTACGCAAAGAAGCACAATGTTTCGTACCTAACGTCTGACAAGCGCCATGTGATTGTCTATCTGGCGTACAAGTCTCACCTGAAGGCGTATAGCAAGAAGATGTTCGATCCGTTCTGCAGGTGGAAGCGTATTCAGTTTATGGAGATGGATACGACAGTTGGCCAGCTGAATTTCTTTGAGTGGGCAATTCAGGATGAGGTTCTGAAGTATCTTGAGGACAATTATGATGAGGTTCATGCAGATATGGAGGCCTGTTCCACTGTCGTTCAACCGAAGACAGCAGAGGATGGTACTCGCAGAAAGCGTCACGAACTCTCACGTTCTGCTACGAAGGGAGTGCGTCACCACGATGTCAAAGTTGTTGTGTCGTT